CCATCTGTACAAATTGGCAGGCGAAACCATGCCAGCCACATGGTCTGAATGGTTGAAACAAAACCCAGACATGGACATTGAAGCGGTGGACACAACAAACCCAAACCCTACGGACGCGGCACCTACCGCCGCCAACTAGCAGAGGTTCTAGTAGCGGTCGGTTGGTGGCCGCCTCACATCGAATTTGACACCCAGGATTTGCAAACAGTCATTACTGTGTTAAATAAGCAAAACAAGGGAAAACGATGAGCGCCACAGCACAAATTGAGGTTTACGGATTAAAAGAGGCGCTGAAAGAATTGCGCGGCGTTGACCCCGATTTACGCAAGACCATCAACAAAGAGGCAAAGGAACTAGCCAAACCTGCCATTGATGATGCAAAGGCCAGTTACCCACCGCGCCTGTTGTCTGGTATGGAACGCGCATGGACACAACGCGGAAACCAAAAATTCCCGTACAGCCAGCAGAAAGCCCAACGCGGTGTTGGTGTCAAAGTAGATACCAGCAAACGCAATTCCAGCACCATCAGCATCATTCAAAAAGACCCTGCCGCTGCCATCATCGATATGGCTGGCAAACAGGGCGGATCTAACGCCCAGGGCGCACGTTTCATTTCAGCGCTCACGTTGCAGTTTGGTTTGCCTTCACGCGTCATGTGGCCTGCCTATGACCGCAATGCAGGCGCTGTTGAACAAAACATGGTTGAATTGGTGGAACGCGTAATGGACGCTGTCAATAGAAACCTGGTGATGTAATGGCAATCAAAATTCCGATCATTAGCGAATTTGACAGCAAAGGTTTAGACAAAGCTGTAAAGGAATTTCAAAACCTTGAAGGCGCTGGCGCAAAGGCTGGTTACGCGGTCAAAAAGGCCGCCCTGCCTGCCGCTGCCGCTGTTGGCGCGTTGGGGTATGCGTTGGCTGGTGCGACAAAAGCAGCAATGGAAGATCAGGCCGCGCAAGTCGAATTAGCGCGAACACTAAACGTTTCAGCCAGCGCTACTGATGCACAAATTGCTGCAACGGAAAACATGATCAGCAAAATGTCATTGGCTAGCGGTGTCGCTGACGATGATTTGAGGCCTGCCCTAGCCAGCCTTGTGCGCGGTACAAAAGACATTGGCAGAGCACAAGAAGGTTTAGCCCTGGCAATGGATATTTCCACGGCAACAGGTAAAGACCTAGCAACAGTTTCTGACGCGCTATCGAAGGCCTATGCAGGAAATTTCAAAGGCTTGCGGACACTTTCACCAGAAATGGCGAACCTCATCAAAGAGGGTGCAGACCTCAACACGGTCATGGACGTGCTGGGTGGAACATTTGGTGGCGCTACCGCGGAAGCAGCTGGAACCGCGGAAGGCCAAATGAAACGATTTGGAATAGCAATTGCGGAAGCAAAAGAAAACATTGGTGCGGCGCTGATACCTGTGATTGAAAAAGTGTTGCCATTGCTCACCGCGTTTGGTGCGTTTGCACAAGAAAACACCACCGCGTTCATCGTTATTGCTGGGGCTATCGGTGGCATTGCGTTAGCGGTTTTGGCTGTCAATGCCGCGCTGAAGGTTTACAACGCCATACAAGTCATCACAAACGTTCTTACGGCAGTTTGGAACGCCCTACTACTAGCCAACCCAATCACCCTGGTGGTGCTAGCTGTTGTTGCCCTGATCGCCATTTTGACCGCGTTGTATTTCAAATTTGATGGCGTTCGCAAAATCGTTGACACCGTATTCGATGCAATAACCGCAGGTGTCAAATTCAGTTTTGACGCAATCAAAACCTATTTCAGCGCTGTTCTAAATATCTACAAATCAATTTTTAACGGCATCGCCAGCCTGTGGAACAACACCATTGGCAAACTGTCATTCAATTTCCCATCATGGGTGCCAGGGCTAGGCGGTAAAGGTTTCAGCGTTCCAAACATTCCAATGCTGGCCGAAGGCGGAATTGTTACAGGCCCAACGCTTGCAATGATCGGAGAAAACGGGCCAGAGGCCGTGGTGCCCTTGTCAAAGATGGGTGGCATGGGTGGCGGCGTAACTGTGAACGTCACAGGCGGTTTGGCAACTAGCGCCGAAATCGGGCAGGCCGTGGTCAACGCAATACGCGCATACAACCGCAGCGCTGGCCCAGCAAACATTCAGGTGGCGTGATGCCAGGCGTTGCAGTAATTGACAGCGGAAATTATGACCTACAAGTAGCCACAGGTTTTTCCATCAACGCGTTCACGCTTGACGATCCTGTGCGCGGTGTGCTGGACAATACCCAATACCTTTTGGACGGTGAAGGCGAATTTGCCAGCGTCATGGACGGCTGCATTGGCATCAGCGTAAAACGCGGAAGGCGCGATGTTGGTGACCAATTCAGCGCTGGCACAATGTCATTTACTTTGAACGACACATTGGCGGGCGGGGTGTTCAACCCGTTTGATCAAAATAGCCCATATTGGGACACCGCGGAAGCAAAACCTGGACTAGCACCAATGCGTCAAGTGCGCCTCATTCGATACGACAACAGCAACGTAGCCCATGACCTTTTCAACGGTTATGTGGTGAACTATGACTACAACTTTGCGCTGGGTGGTATTGACACCGTTACGGTGTATTGCGCTGACCAATTCTATTTACTGGCCCAAACCTATCTAGACGAATTCAACCCATCAGCAGAATTGTCTGGTGCGCGCATTGAAACGGTGTTGGATTTGCCAGAGGTTGATTTCCCGTTAGCAGACCGTGACATTGCAACAGGCACCGTGAACCTGGGGCACGACAGCCACTACACCGTTCCAGCTGGAACAAACGTTTTGCAATACATCAGCCAAATCAATAGCACCGCAGAATTTGGCCGCCTGTTCATGAGCGCCGATGGAAAACTGACATTTGAAAATCGCGTGGGTGCAACGCTTTCAGCAAGTGTGGCAGATTTCCATGACGATGGAACAAACATTCCCTACAACGGGGTAGGCATATCATTCGAAGCGGACGCAGTAGTGAACCGCGCCGTGGTCACAGCCTTAGACGGCAAAACAGCAACAGCAGAGGATCTAGCCTCAATTGCAACATATTTTATTCAGACCAACAGCATTACCAACAGCCTGCTACACATACAAGGCGAAATTGACACCGCCGCCGCCTACCTGATCAACGGCGAACCAGAGGCCCGCTACACCAGCGTAGAAACCGATTTCCTGATGTTGACCAACGCCCAGCGCGACACCGTGGCCAGCATCGAAATTGGCAACACCATCACCGTTGAAAAAACGTTCCAAAGCGGATCAGGCATTAGCCAACTAGCCCAGGAACTAAGCGTGGAAGGCATTGAACACACCATCACCGTGGGCGCTGGACACAGCATTTTGCTTTCAACGGCACCCACAACAATTGTGTACCAATTCATTTTGGACAATGCCATCTACGGAAAATTAGACATACAAGACCCACAGCCCGTTTTGGGATAAAGTAAACCCATGGGCGCTAACGCAGTAACAACGGTTTACGATTTCGTAGCAAATCAGATTTTGACCTCACAACAAATGGACAATGTGAATTGTGGTATTCCTGTTTTTGCTACCACAGCCACCCGTGATGCTGCATTTGGTGGCGCTGGCGAAAAGACGCTTGCCGAAGGTCAAATGGCCTATATCGAAGCAACCAAAACAACGCAGTATTACAACGGCACAGCCTGGGTATCAAACGACGGCATGCCATTGCTCATTGCTGAAACCGCGTTTACTGGTGCCGCCACTGTTTCAGTAAATAACTGTTTTACTTCGGCATACACCAGTTACAAACTGATTATTCGTATTACATCTGCCAGCAATCAAGTTGCTTTGCGTTTGCGTGCAAGCGGTACGGATAGCAGCACAGGTTATTACAGCGTAAACTACGACATGTACTCAAGCAATGCTGGAGTATCTGGAACAGTTGTTACCCAAAACGGAACCTATCAATTGGTAGGTAACGAAGGTTCGTTCAATCAGTTTGAGATTATGAACCCACAAATTGCAAGCCAAACGTATATGGCTGGAAACGGTAGTCGTTGGGAAAGTACAACGCCAAGAGCCGAAAGCACAGGAACAAACTACAAATGCGTTCATAGTGCCGCAACGGCGTATGACGGTTTCACGCTTTTCCCTGTTGTGGGTGCGTCAATAACAGGGCACTACACGCTTTACGGATACGCAAAGGCATAACATGAAAATTTTTGAAGATGGAATTGAACGCGAAGCAACTGCCGAAGAGGTAGCCGAAATTGAAACGCGCGTTGCCGAAAACCTAAAGCAACAGGAAGCGGAAGCAAAAGAAGCAGCCGCAAAAGCAAACGCCAAATCTGCTGTGCTTGCAAAATTAGGTTTAACCGTTGACGAAATAAACGCTTTATTTTCGTAATGCGATGGCGCGCTTTGCTGGGTTACGCGTTACTAATCGCGGTA